ATGCATACTGAATGGATAAACCTCTAATGGTCTCAGGCCTTTCTGATGATTTAAACCAAATGGTTGTACCATTGATTAATTGCATTACAAAGTCTGCTTTATTTGCTGACTTGATTAAACCTGCTGGGTGTAATGAATTATAGATTTGTTGAAATACTTTAGCTGCCTGAGAATAGACAGGTGAAATCCATAATATCTTAGCATTGTTATTATTTAAGCCAAAGTACATTAATAGATTGATTGACATTAAGGTCTTGCCAAACTGTCTACCTACAACTACTGAATGAAACATAGTTTCGTCTGCAAGTATAGAATTAATTATTTGCTTTTGCTTCTGATGAGGTTTGAATCCAGTTATCTGCATAGTTATTCTCCTTTTGTCTTTATATTACCAATCGAGTTGATTGGACATACTGATAGTTTTGAATGCTTGACTTAGTCTATAATATTAATAGTCTAATACAGGTTATACTTAATTACTAATTAGTCAAATACCACTCAGGTTATTTTGTCAAGGGACACGAACACCCTCATGAATCAGTAATTTTTCAACTTATTAACGATTTTGGTGTTATATCTCAGCTTCTTAGAATTCATAGTGAGGGCGTCGTACAAAACCTATGAATCTCCACCTCGAATTTATAACCATCATCTTTTCGGAGAATATGGAGCTATCTACGGATATGTTGGATATTATTTCAATCCTCCGATACAAACCCCACCTAATCTTAACATCTGAAAGACCTCTTGCGTTCTCCTGCGATTGTGTTACTTGCTATTATTGTTTTTGTCCACTTAAAGGCTTTAGCTGAACTGCCTACTTTTCAATGTTTAATGATACTAATATACAATTTTTATTTCTTATTTCCAAATATAAATAGTGTTATTCGAAGAAAAACCACCAAAATTATTCATCAAAATCAAATTTAAGATTGATTTCTGATTTGGTTTCTATCTTCTCAGTATGCAATCCCAATAGTTTGTTCTTCTCTCTTAGGATGTTTGCTCTTGTATTCCAATCTCCACCTTCTTCAGTTGCTTTACGATATAAATCATCCAAACGTAGTAGTGCTTGTGTTAGGTTCTCTTGCGCATCCTTCTGATATCTTTCTCTGAGAACTTCCCATGCTTTACTCCAAATCATTTCTGCTCTACGTTTAGTCATACCATAGTTATCTACAGCATATCTACACCAATCATTATGTGAAATGGAATCTCTTGTAATAAAGACAATACACTCATCAATATGAGCTTGTCCTTTAGCGTTTGTATCTCCAACTTTACGTCCCATATCATTTATCCTTTTTTCTTTTTACATTCATTTGTGTAACCATCTCCTCTGCCTCATCACACAAATCAAACATATCAATATCAATACCCCACTCTTCTTTAATCTTCTTATTCAGATTGAATTGTTGAGTTGATATATTTACTCTCATTACACTAACATATCTCAGAACCTTTGTTTTACGTTTAAACTTTACATTGAATACTCTACCAAGTTCTGTAAATACGAAATCCTCATTCTCTTTAAAGTGTACCCATCGTTCACCACCCAATAGTTGTGATTGTAGCCATACCATTGATTCATCACTAGCATCTACAGTCTCTTCCAATTTTTTAGGCAGAGGTATATTCTCGAAGAGATAATCCCAAAGGTCGCCACCATCATTGGTACGAATCATATTTTCTGTTAATGTTCTCATTCTTTTGGTTTATTTTTACTTCCCTTAGGTCGACCTGGCTTCTTTGGTTTAGGAGCAAGCATAGCGCTCATATCAATTGTAGTAGTCGATTCAATTGGTAGAGGTTCTTCTACTGTATAGTGATTTTCGATATACTTAGCAACCTTTGCATCAGTATCCCTATCCATACAACTACATGCATTAACATCTCTTTGTTTAAGGTTAAAAAACTGATTATACAAAGTATATGTTAGGTTTCTATCAATTCTTGTAGTTGTTTTTTTCCTATCTAAGTAAGAAGTTACAAGTTCATCAACCTCACTCTTCGGTAATTGCTTCTGTATCGTTGCCATTATTCTCTTCTATTATAGGTTCTTCAATCTTAACGCTTTTCTTTCTTTTACGCTTAGGTTTATCTTCTTTGATTTCCTGAGGTTTCTCTTTGTATATGGTACTAACATATAAGATTGCTTTAATCTCTTTCTCTGATACCCCAAATTGTTGTGCAAGCGATGCTATACTTCTTCCTCCAGCATGCAATGCTTTTATTCTATTATTATCCATCTTAATATTTCCTTTTATCTTCAATTAAATCAATCAAACTATCAATCAGATATGCAATGAATGATGTAATTACTCCTAACCATAAATCCTGAAAGTAAAGTAAACCGAACCATAGACCGGCACACTTACTACATATCAATGGCATTGATAACCAAGTTGGTAACTTATCAGTTATCCAAAATTTGATACCTTGAATTGGTTCAAACCAATGTGTTAGCATATTACATAGTATTGCTAATCCAAGTATTTCAATTATCATTACTCAGCTCCTTTAAATAATCCATGACTACACCTTTGATGTAGCGCTTGATTGGGTTCTCCCACTTCAATTTCTTAATATACAAAATTCCTTTGTAAATTCCAAATCCTAATAAGAAACCTAAAGATAGTAAACCTATGATTTCTAAGATTAATCCTTTTTCCATATTGCTTTTAGTTTTATGTAAATCTTCTCTTTTGCCGGTCTTATTGTTTCAGAAACATATTTACGATTTATTTTATATTCTCTACTAATCTCTGAGAATGATTTCCCATTTAATAGGTGTTCCGTTAACAACGTTCTGGTATATACATTATATAAGTTTACTTCGGTTTTGATATATTCCAACATTTCAATGGCATCAATTCCTTCTTCTTCAACCTCTTCTGCTTGGTATTTCCAAGTATGAAGTTCATTGCTTTTCATAGCAAACTTTTTGTATTTGTAGAAGAATGGGGATGTTTTAGATGCATATTGCATCTTAGCTGATGAGGTGAACCAATGCGGCACTTTATTCTTCTCTAATAAATCTAATTGATACTCAGCTGGTTTCTCTAATAGAGTGAGAACCAAATCATTAAACAAATCATCTGCATTTTGATGATTCTTAGTTACTTTACGAACCAATGTTCGCATCTTTGTGTAGTTAAGCTCTAAATACTTTTTCATATTCATTGTATTACTCCTATTATTTACTATAAATATAAGAAATATACAAAAAAAAGTATCAACTTAAAAATAAAGTTATATACTGTTATAAGCGACTAAATCTTGCGATAGGTTGCTCCTATTATTTGTTTTTAGTTAAAAGCCCCGATTAGTTATTCGTTATTCTCCGGTAATTATAAGGGGCTTTTTTCTTGCGCAAAAAAAACCACCCTGATTAGAGTGGAATTTTATATATATAGAGTCACCGTCTTTCAGGTGTTAGTTTATTAAACTGATGGGAATGAATAACTTGCATCATAATAGTTAAATAAATCAGTTCTATCAGTCGATGATAACTCATATCCAGATGCCCAACCCCAAGCTGCTATCTTTTGTCTATTAACTGTAGTAGAAGACAAACCGGTAAATCCAATTTTAATAGTATTTGTAATATCTAATGTAGTAGGTGTATCGCCACCTCTTGCTTCATTATTCAATGTAAGTTGATAAATATCAGTAGCAAGGTTTCCACCATAAGTAATAATTGCCATATACCAAGTATTTTCAGATAATATAGTAGTAGATAGTATTTGTTTATTACTACCACCTCTAAGATTAGCAAATATCTTATCAGTAGTTCTACTTGTTCCCATACTCATCTGGTCAGTACCACCATCAACAGCATAATACAATGTATTATTAACAGTCAAGTCAGGGTCTTGAAATACAACAAAGATACTAAAAGCTGTATTATCAGACAAAGCACCTGGTGCAACGTTCGTCTCTACATATGATTGTTCAGTAGTTGGATTTGGTGCTGTAAAATCCCAATAAGGGGTAGCTCCACCAACATGAGTAATAGCAGAAGTTCCACCTGAACCCGCAACACTTACAGTACCATTATTACCATTAGCAGTTTGGTCAGTAAATGTGGTGGTTTGGTCGGCTGAGTAAAATACATCAAAGTTTTGAACAACTGCTGGTAAACCACCTGCTTCTTCTGCTGCAAAAAATCCTATTGGTGTAAACATATTATTTATCCTTTTTATTTTTAAACCAATCGTATAATCTCGTTACATTCAATGTTAGACCTGTAATCAATAGAAGAAGTGTTAATTCAGCTTGGAATTGCATTAGGTATGCAAATATACCACCCATTGTTGTTGCGTTTGCTACAGTATCCTTTACATCCATTATTGTTTCCTATTTTTATATTATGAGAAATCAGCTAATGCAGTAGCGTATAAGTTAGTTCCATCACTAACACAAGTCAATACATCAGTATTAGCAGATAGAGTCGGTTGAGTTCCACCTGCGAACTTCCAAGCAGTTCCATAATTACCAATGTTAGCACCATTTGTAATAATTACTGTGTAAGTAGTACCTGATTCTAAGTTTGATGGATTTGCCAAGAATGTTGAACCTGCTGAACAATCTAACGTAGCGAAGTTACCATTATCAAAATCAATTGATGATGTTGATGATGCAATTGTTCCAGCAAATGTAGGTGTATATAATTGACCTGTTACTTCTACATTAGAATTTAATGTAATTTTAGATGAACCATCGTATTTAAATATACCATCAGCTTCACCACCAATAGAAATACCATTGGATGCGGTCATAAATGTATTTTTACCAATTGCTATTGAATTTAATCCACTTGCAGTTGCACCTGAACCAATAGAAACAGCATGAGATGCTAATGCATCTGCACCTGAACCTATAGCTACAGCATAAGTACCAGTAACTTGTGAGATTGAACCAATTGCAACCGAATCATCTCCGGCTGCAGTAACCTCAGCATCATTTCCTAATGCAATAGAACGAATAGCTGCAGCAGTTGCTGAAGTAGTAGTTAAACTATCAGCTGATTTCATAGAATCAGTACCAGTACCACTAACCAATCCAGCAGAAGTTATACCAGCAATATAAGATGCAGTTGTTGCAGTTGCGGCATTTCCATCTAAATCACCTTTGAATCCTGCCGAAGCAGTAACAGCACCCGTTACATTAAGTTCAGCTGAGAATGATACAGTAGAACCATCATCAGTAATGGATGAATCTACTATATGGTGGTCGCCAGTTCCTTTTAATATTCTATTGTTTGATGGATATACGTGCGAACCTTTTGTATTGTATCCTGGACCGAACATCACAGTACCAAACTCTGCAGTAGCACCACCATCATCAGTATATTCGTAGAACCAATCGTTAGTTTGTCCATCAAACTCTAATGATGCAGTATTGTTAGTAGAACCACTATCTTGTACTACAACCCCTGCGTATCTTTGAACAGGTGTATCATTATTTAGAATAATGTATGCATCACCGATTATCTTAGCGGAACCTGTAACGGATTCTAAGTAAGCAACACTTGCCGTTCCGTTAACTACAATATCATTAAAGGTTTGTGTTCCACTAAATGAATTGTTTTGTGCTGTCTGAGCAAATGCAGATGCTTGTAAACCATCTAATGTATCTGAGTTAGTTGCGTAAGATGCTGATGTAGCCGTAGTTGCTGAAGTAGCAGTATCTGCATTACCAGTCAAATCACCAGTTACATCTGCTATTACTGTTCCTACAGTAAGTGTATCTGTTGATGGGTTATATAAGAAATTTGAATTTATTTTGATGGCTGAATTACCAGAATCTCTTTCTGCAAATGCTACATATCTATTTTGATTATCTATAGAACTTGTTACATCTATAAAACCTGCATTAGTAGCATTTGAAGCACTTGCCGCAACACCCGTTGCTTGTGATAAGTCTACTTGTGCTGATGAAGAAACCAAACCACTTGGAGTCCCACTCACAGGCCAAGTAGCAGATGCGTTTTCTACATATGATGCGGTTAGTGCATTTGTTGCGTATGATGCAGATACATCTAAATTTGTTACAGCAGAACCTGTACCATCAACTAATACTGAACCACTTATCTGAGTAAGTTGTTCGTATGTATCTTTAATTTGCTGTGAAGTAAGATTATAATTAGCCATCTCTATCTATCCTTATTGTGGTAAGTATTTATATCTTGAATCCGTTATTTTTATTCCTAACTTATCCATCTCAGCAACATACCCTCTTTTTGTAACAAATGGTGAACGTAATTGAGAAGTTTGGTCTGGAAAGATTTCCATTCCTGTCTCAGTTCCAAACTCAGGAAAATCACTTTGATTATCAATCAGATAACCTACCAATCTCTCTGAGTACCATTCAGCTTTATTTTTAACTGATTGTCTTTTCTTATCGTATGTCGCAGTATCCACACCATTGGCTTCAGCGCCACCTTGTGGAATAAGTAATCCGTTGTTTCTTGGTCTTAACCAAATTGCTTCTAATGCTTCATAGTAAGACCAATATAATAGTGCATCTTGCACATATGTCATAAGAGTTAAATAATTACCTGTAACGGTATCATTCTTAACTCTTGTAATCATTGCTTCGTATAATTCATACCCAAGCATTCTTTGAATGTTGATATCCTGCGCTTCTCTAACTGCATTCTTCAACAAAGATGCATCAACTGCATCGTTCAGGTCAGTAAAGTTCTTTAGTTTGTTTTCGCTAATGAATAGTGTATCAGTCATAATTATCCTTTTACCTTTTCTTCTAAGATTAAATCTTCACCCATATCTGCTTCTACTGATGTTACTACATCCATTACCTCATCACCATTTGGGAATAATTTAATTTGTTGAACACCCAATGTAGTATCAATTCCATTTACTTTAAAAATCATCTCAAACGTTTTTAAAATATCTGATTGCATTGGATATATCACTGTAGTCAAGAAGTGTGAATATGCATCAAGTAATTCAGCTCTACCACCCAATTGTCCTTCAGTTTTAATACCAACTAACATTGGTGATGTAATTCTGTGACCTGTTAATATTTTTTGTGTTACCATATCGTTAACTACGTTATAGTATCCATCTGCACCATTCTGAGGAATTGGTGTAATCTCAGGCATTTGTTCTCTATCAGCCACATCCATATACATTAGAGAACCCGCATTATCTGTACCTGAGTATGCATCTCTTAATTGCCTTTCAATCTCACCTCTTTCTTCTTCATTAGCATCAGTAAATGTTGTGATTGCTAATGATGGTGCCAATCCATTCTTTAAATTGTTTACATGGAAGTTATCTACTTCAGTATCCAATTCAATTGTTTTTAATGCACCCATATAATCAGGTAGTGGATAGTAATCCAATCCTGTAGTATAAGGTCTGAAATAAATTATTTGAGATGGTTCAGTTCTATCTACTCTACTGAACTTTGGTATGTATGGTAAGTTATCTTTGTGAGGAACTATACCTCTTGTCTTACCCCAATCTCTATATACATAATAACCTGGAACATTTCCTCTATCATCCATCTTCTTTGCTCTTGCATAAGAGAAATCGATGTGATACACCTCAGCAATTTTGGTTCTATCATTTGACCAAATTATCTCTAATGCGTATCCACCATAAACTACTCTATCTAAAGCAACTTTATTATAGATATCATTCCAAGTCTCGCCATCTGAATTAGCGAAATCTAAAATACTTTCATCCAAGCCAGTAAGACCTTGTCCGATTACTGCTTGATGCTTTGCGTTAACTGCTGTAGCGTGTACGGATGATTTATGATATAAATCTATCAATAACTCTGGAAACTTATTATCCTGTCCGTAATAAACAATATCCCCTTTATCATCTTCAAATTGTGCTGTATTTGGGTACAAATATTCACTATACTTTGGGATAATACTAAATTTATGATTCTTTTTCTTTTCCATTGAAATCTTATCCATTAAACACTACATATGCTCCATCTTCATTAGTAGAAGTATATCTGTACCTACTTATACTCTCTGAAACGAACGCAGTTGTGGTCGTATCGGTTATGTATTGTCCTGGAACTATTCCTAAGTTCCATACAACTTCAGATGTACCCCAAACTTCTGTAGATGTGCCCCATATTTGAGCATCACCTGCGGAAAGTATTGCTTGGAATACCAAATCATAAGACCCTCCTTTTAAATCAATATCGGTTGGTAACGTTATTGTGCTTTTATACCACCTACCATATTCAGTAAATGGTAAAGAAACTGATGATGTAGCTTCAGTAAATCTATTTGTAAATACCAACCTAAGAGAGTCCCCATCTGCAATTGATGCTGATGGAATGAATGCAATGTCGTTAGATGCTGAAGTAAATAAATAAATCATCGTATTCCTTAATAAAGTAATAAGAAGGGGACCGAAGCCCCCTTCCTAATACTATATATAAATTTAGCCTACGCTGATACCGTTTAACACAGCTGCAAGAGATGAACCTGAAAGTTCACTTGCTGGCTCTGGCTCTTGTCCAGTAAATGTTAAAGTATATCCGTTTAGGTCACCGAACGCTGTACCTGTCTGGCCTTGTCCACCACTTAATGATAAACCTCTAGTCTGTCCTAACAAGAAGAATACACCAACACCATCTTCAGAACCATTGTTTGTTTCAACAACCATTCTAATATCTGGGTTTTTAGCTAATACTCTTACTTTGTTACGAGTTTCTGACTGAAGCTTGTGGAATGGTGCGTTCACAGTTTGCTCATAGAAAATAGTTCCGTTTTCTACATTTGAGTTAATCGCTTCGGTGAAATCACCAGTTTGACGAGTTAATTCAAATTTGTAGAAAGCACCTGAACCAGTGATTCCTGAAAGCAAACCAGTCGTACCACTTGTTGAATCAATGCTACCAGACAAGATATAGATGTTCTTTAATCCACCAGTGTTGTCTCTACAACCTAGCGTAAATCCTGATGTAATATCACATGTACTCATATCTTATCCTTTACTTTTATATTATTCAACAATTAGGCCTGGTCATTAGATACCCAGAACTCAGGGTATGCAATGTTAACACCTAGCTTAGTTACAATTCTGTGCTTCAATTGGTCACCATTGATATCGTACCATAACTGGAAGTCAGTTACGTCTGATAACAAATCAGTACCTACAACGATTTGCTTAGCAGGTCCTAATACGATTCTGTTTGAACCTTGTAGACCGATAGTACCTACGACAGTCACATTCGGAGTGAATGGGTGCTTCATAGCCATCATGTTTACTCTGTTCTCTACAGATGCTGGGTCATAGAAGTAGTTGTTTTCGTTTCTCAACCAAGTAACGTACTTTCTGAAGTTAGTGATTGACATGAATACTGTCAAATCATCTCTATCTTGTACATCAGCTGCCAAGTTCTCAATCATCACGTCAATTGTATCACCAATATCAGAAGATAAAGGAGCAGAACCTGTGATTGAGTTAGGAACAACAACACCAGTAGTTGAACCTGAGATGATAGTTTTCAAACCATCAACACAGTCACCACCTGCAGTTGTAGCAGTCCATAGGAACTGGTCGTTTGATTTTTGGAAACCTTTAACCAATTGGTCAGTATATTCCTGAATCAAAGTGAATGATTCGTTGTATGAACCTGCTGGCTGTAGTACACCTAAGTACTTCTGGTCCAAATCTCTCAAACATAGTCCGTCGTGAGATGAACGCTGACAAACTTGAATATCTCTTTGAGACATTGAAGCTGTTCCTGCTGCAGTTGTTACACAACCATATCCGTCTTGTACGTCCAAGTCAACTTCAAACAAGTTGATTGGCTCAAGGTATTTTACACCTTCTTTAACCGTAGCATATTCGATTGTGCTACCGGCCATAATCGCCTTAACAACTAATTCCCCTGCGGTTTCGTTGTTGAATGCGTCTAATGCTGTTACGTCAAATGCCATAATGCTTATCCTTTTTTAAATTACTTTTTTCTTTTTTTAGCGATTAAAGCATCAATCATTGCTTGATTCTTTGCTGGTGCTTCATCACTTTTTTGGGTTTTACTGAAATTCTTCAGTGCGTTTGTTTTTGAAGTTGCTGGAGATTTAGCAAAAGCTGCGTACTTTTCTTCCATAGCTTTTAGTTTCTCTTCCATTTCCTTCATCTTTTCAGTTACTACTTCAGCAACTGCTTCGATAACTTCCTCAATCACAGTTTCTTTGATTGATTCAGCCTCATCTTCTTGCATCTCTTCTTCTTCATGCTCAGCCAATTCAGCTTCTTCTTCCAAAGCTTCTTCGACCTTTTCTTCTTCGTGTTCTGCTGCAGCAACTTCTTCAACTACTACTTCAGCTTCTTCAGCTGGAGCTTCTGTTTCTTTAATTGCTTCAATCTTACCATCCTTAGTTACGATAGTAATACCGCCTTCAAGTGCATGCTCTCCATCAGGAGCAGCAACATCACCATCTGCAGTTACAACAAAAACTTCAAGACCCTGTGCAAGTTCTTCGCCCTCATATTTGAGTTCTAATTCACCGTCAGCTGTCTTAATCGTTCCGAAAGATTTAGGAGCAGGAGCATCAACAAGATTGAAATGTTTTTTCACTATTTCTTTGATTTCCATTTTTATTCCTTAAAAATAAATCGTTAAACAATTGATGGTGGTTAAATCCCAAACACTTCATACCCTTCCGCAAAAGAAATATCTCGGCATTGGCTATTAAAACCACATCATACAATACATTATATAAGTAGAAACTAATGTGGGAATTTTTAAATAAAAGTGCTATTATTCTTTGACTTGCTTACCATTCAGTAATTCATCAACAAAGAAACCTTCTACTGAAAATCCTTTTACAAGACCTGTCTTAACGTACTCATCCCAAACTTCTTTGTTCTTCACTTTTACCATTCCGAACCAAGTTCCCTTTTCATAAGGTTGACCATCTGTAGAATACATTAATGATTTATCTCTCATCGGGTCATCAACAATCCAACTTTCTACAACAAACACATCACTCAATGCTTCACTCATATCATGTTCGATATTAGTATTATCTGTGTATTTCTTCTGCATAAACTTATATGCAATCTTTTTGATTGTTTCTTCTGAGAAGTAAACGAAGTATTCTCCGTTCTCTAAATCAAATCTGTAGATTAGTTTATTTGGCACCATTAGCGGACCTGCAAGTATCTGCTTATCAGAAAACTCTTGCTTACTGAATCCAACACCAATACCAAGTTCGGTTATTGTACGGCCTGTTAATACATCAATTGTAGATTCTGTTTCTTGCTTAGCTGCTGGTGATACAACCTTCATAGTTGAATCAACCCAATTA